GAACTTCGTCGAGGGGGCCGGCCATGTCGCGGAGCGCCTTCGTGGCCTCCGACGAGTTGTCTCGGAACAGCAGCCAGCCGGCGGCGACCGTGCCGACCGTCAGGGCCAGCCCGACCGGGCCACCCAGTACGCCCATCAGGCCGCGCCCGGCAGCTGCCGCTATGTTGGTGGCACGGGCGTACGCGGTCTGAGCCTGCGCGGCTGCAAGCGTGGCCTGCCGTTCGATCAGGAGCGCGTTGGCGAGGGTGCGGGACTGGCGGGCGCTCTCAGCGGTGCCGCGTGCAGCGGTCATGCCCGCCTGCGCTCGGCGTAGATCGGCCTGCGCCTTGAGCTGCCCGGCCAGGGTCGCGTCACGGATCGCAACGGCCTCGGCAATCGCTGCCGCGCGACTCTGGACCATCCCAACGGCCGACGCAGCCGCCGCTTGGCCGATCTGCACCATCTTGCCGGCAATCGCTCCCAGCGCGGCTGCTCCGCCTACCGTGGCGATGGCCTCCATGTTCCGGGCGACAGCGCCGATTCCCGCTGCGATGGTGGATGAAGCGCCCGCAACGTCATCCGACTGGCCGATGAAAATCTGGAACGCCGTGCGCAGGTTCGTCATCGACTGGGAGATGGTGGCGTCCATCGTCCCGAACGAAGCGTCTACCGCGCTCGCCTGCCGCTGCAGGGCGACGATCACCTGATCGGCCGTCAGCTCGCCGGCCTTGCCCATCTCGCGCAGCTTCCCAATCGGCACCCCAAGGCCATTGGCAATTGCCATCGCGAGCGCGGGCGCCTGCTCGAGCACAGAATTCAGTTCTTCGCCGCGCAGCACGCCTGACGCGAACGCCTGCCCCAGCTGCACAAGCGCCGCCTGTGCGCCCTGTGCTGACGTGCCAGAGACGACCATCGCCTGACTGATCGTCTGGACGATATCGGCCACGCCTTGGCCGGAAAGCCCTAGCGCTTCCTGATTCTGCGCGATGCGCTGATACAGCTCTGCCGTGGCGTCCAGCGGCTGACGGGTCTCCTGCGCGATCCGAAGCACGTTCGCCTGCGCGGACGCAAACTCGGCAGTTCCATCCGTTACCAGACGAAGCCGGTTGTTGAGGTTCGTCCAGCCGTCGGCCAGCTGCGTCAGCTGCCCCAATCCGAGCGCGGCGGCCGCGACGGACGCATACCGCATGACCGCCTGCGAGCTGGCCTGGATTGCGGTTGCGTGAGTGCGCGCGGCCGATGTCTGCCGATCCCAAGACCGGGTGGCCTCGGAGCCGCCCTGTTGGATCGACTTGAAATACTGGCCGCCCATTCGGCTCGCACGATCCATTTCACGTTGATAGCGCGTCGTGTCCGCAGACACGCTCACAATCAGCTCGCGCAAACTAGTCGAGGCCATGAAGGGTTCCCAATAAAAAAGCCCCGGCTTTAGGCCAGGGCTTCTGTAGCGAAGGTTTGGTTCTAGTTGTGGTCAGGCTGACGCCGTGACCCACGCGTACCGCTTTCCGCGCTTGATATTGCTTACGGTCGATGGATCAACACCGGATGAATCTGATACTGACTTGTTTGACTCACCTCCAGAGAGGCGGCGACGAATCTCTCTAACCTGTTCGTCTGTAAGACCGCCCTTTGCCTGTGAAACTCGCTTCCTGTATTCAGGCGTTCGCTCGAACCCACGATTTGCAGCGGCTGCCTTGGCAGCTATCCAGGAGGGCCGGGGGCCTCGCTTCTGGCCGCGCTGCACCTCGGAGATTTTGGCGCGATGCTCTGCAGACAGCGGCTTCCCTTTCTTCATTGCGGAAAGAACTGCGCGCAGCTCTTCGGTAATAGGCCCTCTTTTGCGGCCCCTCTTCGGCGCGCCCATCTTGGCCTTTGTCTCATCTGACCACTTCACCCCAATATTGGATTCAGCGATCTTGCGAATGTTGTATTCCGGCCGCAGGCCATCGAGCACGAGCTGCTCGTACAGCAGCAGGTGCTCCGGTGCGCAGTAAATAATCGGCTTAAACGTGAATGCGCTAGGCCCGTACTTTCGCCACGCATTCTTCAGCCTTGGGTTCGCCCGTCCATGTTTGCCCATCAACGCATCGGTATGATCGCGCCATCGTTTCCGAAGCGACATCGCGCTGCCGATATAACGCTTACCATCGACACAGTTCCTGATCTCGTAGATACCCGGACGACGCGGGATGGTGTTCTGTGCGGTATTAACCATTATTCGATTATATCAGCGCTTTCCCGCCTCTGCCTCTGATTCATCTATCAGGCGAACCATCTCATCGAGCGATTCGTCCATCTTATTTTCCGCCTGCTTAATGTCCTCTTCGAGCTGGCGAACCACGGATAGCCGAACTCGCTCGTCGTTCAGAACAATCTCGCCATCAAGAAGCAGCATTGCAACTCGCCCACCCTCAACGACGCATTGCGCCGATGTGTCCAGCCTCGCACCCATGTTGTTCATCAAGAGGAGACCGTCACCAAGCTCCCAGCCGATCAGCTTTCCGCTCAGGTAGCGGAGGTCCTCGATAGACCCCGGCTCTGGAACGACAGCCGAGGATGGGTTCTTCGCCCTCTCCACTATTGCGGATCGGCACAGATCGATCTCGGCCCGGTCTTTCGATGCACAGGCGCCGAGAACGAGGGCCGCAACAACTAATCCAAGTACGCGCATTCCCACCCCTCCCTGTTAGAGGGGCGAGTATCGCATCACCCGCCCATCAGGCTATTGAGGGCGGTATCCGGGTCATCCCCGGACGCCTCGCCCCAGCGGGGCATCAGGTCCGAAATCTTCCCGCCGCCCATCGCCGATGCAACTTGCGCCGCGTGGAAGTCCTCGCGGTCAAAGCCGATCGGAGACTCCCGGTTGCGAGCCATCCAGAGCACTAATTCCGCCGGCTCCATCGTCTCGCGCAGCTCCTTGAGCGTGCGGCCCATCCGGAGCGCGAGGTCACACAGAAATCGCAGGTCCGGTTCCTGCGTCAGTCGTTTCCCGCTTCGGCTACCTCGTCCTTGCCGGCGTTGATGCCGGACAGTTCGAACGCCTTGTCGACCAGCCGGCCATGCACGTCTGAGAACGAGGCGGCAACGTCGTCCGCGTCCCGATCGGTCAGCTCACGCTTGCCGGCGTCGTTGAACATGGTGCGGACCAGCACCAGCGCGGTCGCCGGGATCACGTTGACCGGCACGTCCGACGTCTCGCCCGGTTCAAGGCCGGTCGCTTCACGCGCACGCGCGATTGCTGCCCGGTAGTCGATCCAATCGCCGGCCGTCATCTGCCGAATTGTGACGGTTACGGGCTTTCCGTCTAGCACCCACTCGGGAACGGTGACCCGCTCGTGCCTGAAAGGCGCGAGCGGGGCCGTAGCGAGGGCGCGGATGCCCTGCTTGGTAGCCATCAGGGAACGTAGGGCGCGCGGACGATCGGAGAGACGATCGCAACGGTGAAGGTCGCGTTCCACTTGCCGTTGACGCTCGATTCCTCGGACGTCTGCGTGACCACGCCGACGAAGCGGGCCTCACGGTTGCGGCTGTCGATGACGCGAAACACGTGGCGGTCACCCGATTCCTCGGCTTCGCGCAGCAAGTCCTGGGCCTCGTCGCCGTCGAAGTAGTTGCCCGAGAACGTCGCGGTGCCGTTGTCCTTCAGGCCGAAGTCCTTCTCGACCACCTCGGAGCAGAACGTCGAGACATCGATCTCGGTGCGCTGGCCGCCAGCGCGGTTGTAGCTGTTGAGCGTGCAGCCGAGCGCGATGTAGTCATCATCGTCGAGCGGCGCAGCGGGCAGTGCATCGAGGGCAAGGGCCGAGATCATCAGCTTGGTGCCCTGGCTGCGCGTGAACTTGGAAGCCATGGTGTTTCCTCTCAGTCAGGAGTGTTGGTGGTGACGGCGACTTCCCACGACACCCGGTGCAGCTTGGTGTCCTGTTCGTACGCGCTCGGGAGCCGGCGAATAGAATCGACGGCGAAATCTGGGCCTTGCGGTTTGAGGGCGAGGAAGACCTGCCACGCAAGCGCCGTGGCCTCACCGCGGCTCGCGCCCCAGCAGTCAATCTGCACGCTGCCCTCGTCGCTGCCGTCTGGGCCGCAGAACGTTACGCCGAGCTCGCCGCCCATGTGGAAATGCGTGATGTATGGGCGCGCGACGGAATCCGGCGCGACGCCGCCGTACACGCGCCCGCCGGCCAGCGCGGCCAGCCGTGCCTGGATCAGCGTCTCGATCATCGGCGCCCCAGTGCTTCGTCGATCGCGGTGCC